GCTGACCCAGGTTCTTCTGGTTCCTACGGAACTGCCCAGACTCTTGACACGCCGACACAGAAAGCTATGGAAGTTAGACAGCGAGCTTGGAGTTCTTTGATGAAGAGAATCCTTCGCTACATGGGCGCTCCTGTTGATGTTGAAATCAGCTGGCCTTCAATCGAGACAGAGCCTACTCACAGAATGGTTCAGGCGCTTGCTATGGCTTGGGAGTCTGGAATCTTGCAGGCTGATGAGTACAGAACTGCGATCTTGGACATCTTGGATATTGTGCCAGTACAAGTTGCACCACCTCGTGGTGTTATGATGCCGAACAATACTGAGTACACACAGAGCACAACCAACGATGGACAGAACACAGTAACTCCATCTCAAGGTAATTCTGGTTCTGTCGGTGCGCTTGATGATGGCGATAATCAGCTAAGAGACCAAAACCTCTAAAGTTCAAATTACCTATGTGCTAGAATTGCTTTTAGGTAATTATTTATTTGGAGCACTATGGCAATCAAGCTAAAAGAAAACATGGCACTGTCTTCGACAGGTGCATCTGGCAAGCTTTGGAAAGTCAAAGTTATTGAGTCAGGTTGGGGCTCCTCAGGTTACTACGGCGCAAGTATGCTAGCCGAATACGGCCCTCGTGTTTTCAAGGCTGGCACAAAAGTTTTTATGAACCACCCATCTGCAACCGAGACTTCTGACCGCCCAGAAAGAGACGTTCACCAACTTGCTGGAAAGCTTGTTAGTGACGCTGTTTTTAAAGAGAACGGTCTTTACGCAGACATCCAATTTTACTCACACTACGCCCCGATTATTTCGGAGATGGCGGAAGATGTCGGGTTATCAATCCACGCTCTAGGTAACGCTGTAGAAGGCGAAGCTGAGGGTAGGCAGGGACCAATCATTGAATCGCTTGTTGAGGACCCCCTCACAAGTGTTGATGTGGTCACAGTAGCCGGAGCAGGCGGAAAATTCGTCGCTCTACTAGAAAGCTACAAACGATTAGGTGAAGCTGCAGAACTTGTAGCGGAAACCGATACGGAAGGAAATGGAATGTCCATAAGCAAGGAAGAATTTGATGCAGCTATTGCTGACCTCAAAGAAGCCTTCGTTGAGGCACTCAGCCCACTGCGGGAATCGGTTTCGGTTCTTGTAGAGGCAGCCACCCCTGCCGAGACAGAAGCAACTGAAGAAGTAACAGAAGAAGAAGTTGCCGATGCGCTCGACCCAGTAGAGGTTGCAGAGAAATTCAACGAATCAGGACTGCCAAAGATTGCGCTTACACGCGTAGCCGAGGCAATGAAGTCCGAAACCAACACTAAGTCAATTGATGAACTGATCACCGAGGAGAAGGCTTACGCCGACGCTCTTCGTGCGGATGTAGTTGCTTCAGCTGAGGAAGTTGTTGGAACCGTTCAGGAAGCAAAGACATCATCACTATCAGATGAATTTGCTGCCATCACCAGCCGCATTGCCGGCGCAAGAAAGTAAGGAAAAGTAATGGCTCTTAATGAGATTTACAAAGACGCTAACGAACTAGTTTTCGCTGTTAACACTGCTGTCGTAAAAGGCAACCTTGTTAAAATTGAAGACGTTGTTGGTCTAGCACAGAACACCGCAGTAACTGGTGAGGACGGACTAAAGTACTCCACCCTAAAGCTCGACGGTGCAATGGAAATACTATTTAAGTCCGGTGACACATTCGTAGTTGGCCAGAAGGCTTACGGAGTTGCTAACGGAACAACTGGTGTTATCCCAGAAGCCCAAGAGTCCGCAACTAGCGCAAAGCTAATCGGACACGTTATCAAGGTCTTGACCACAACTGTTGTTGTTCGTCTAGCCCAGAACTAAGGATAGGTAAAATGACCGAAAACATCACCCCACGTCAGGTCGAGGCAGCGAAACTTCTTGAAGGAGCGCTACGCGGAGACCGCAATGACAGAATCAAGCTACAGGAAGGTATCGCAACTAGCGACCTACCAGTTCAGCTTGCACCAGTAATCAACAAGATTCTATTTGAGAACTACCAAGAGCTTCCAAAGATTTGGGACCAGTTCGCAACTCGTATCGTTGTAGATGACTTCCGCAAGCAGCAGTACCTAAACCTTCGTTACGAAGATGACGGCATGGACAACCAGGGCGACAAGTTCCGTGAAGGTTCTTTGCCTACCGTTGGCGAGTACGACGAGTACCCAACTGCTGGTTGGTTCTCAGTAACTGAGTCCGACTTCGCAGTTAAGAAGGCTGGACAGAGAGTACGTTTCTCATGGGAAGCTGTTGTCAACGACAACAACATCTCAGTACTAGAGCGTCTACCAATCGAGCTAGCTCAAAAAGCTGCTGGAAAAGAAGACGAAGAAGTTACCAAGCAACTTGTTGCTTCTGGTGGTATTAACACCGCTAACTTCAAGGCTGGAAACAACAACTTGTTCTCTGGCAACGGTGCACTAACTCTAACTAACCTAGAGCTAGCTATCCAGGCTGCAAACCTACAGCAGTACAACGGCAAGCTAATTCAGCCAGTAACTCAGTTCGCATTGGTAATCCCACGTGCGCTTGAGCTTACTGCAAAGAAGATTCTTGCAGTTCAGACTGTTGAGACATCAGTAACATCTGGAAGCATCCTAACCAAGACAATCACTGGAAACCCAATTGGTACTCAGGTAAACGTAGTCGTAAACGACTGGTTGACCCGTATCAACTCAGGTGCAGGAGCCTACTGGTTCCTAATCCCAGTGCCGTCAGCATCCCTAAACCCAAGCGTTGTTCTTGGATTCCTTCGTGGATTCGAGGCTCCTGAGCTTCGTGTTAAGGCAGCTGCTGGACAGTACTTCGGTGGAGGAACAGTTCCTGAGAACTACGGTTCATTTGACAACGATGACTGGCAGATGAGAATCCGCCACATCGCAACAGGTGGATTCTTTGTTCCTGCAGGTACTATTGTTTCAACTGGTGCTGGTTCCTAAGCATTAAATCAGGGGAAATCCCCTCACATGGGCATAGCTTGTGTGGGGGGATTTTCTTTACTATAATCAAACAATAACTTAATACTCAAAAATGACCCCAGTACTAACGTAAGGAAAGGTAAGGTCAAATTATGAAAAAACTATTAGCCATAGCTGCTATGACAGCACTAATGACAACCTGTGGCATACAGGCAAAAGCACAAAGTACTTATAGGCCAGAAATACAAGTAGTAATGCAAGAAAACTTTATTGATTATCTTGTAGAGTTAAAAAGAACCAAAGAAATAAATGCAAGAATATATTTACTAAAAAAGCAAGTTGGTAAAACTTGGTATATATTCTCTGGTAACACCCCTAGGGGCTGGGATTGTTCTGGGCTTGTGATGTGGTTTTATTCCGACTTGGGATACGAACTAGAGCACTCCGTAAACGATCAAATGGTTAGCGGTGAAATCGTAACCGAGCCAATGATTGGCGATATAGTAACCCTTAAATACAAAGGCAATAAGCGTGGATACCATAACGGCATTTATGCGGGTGACGGCTTTTACATACATGCCCCCCAACCCGGAAGATTGACTTCTTTAGATTTAATATCAGCTTCTGGTGGCTCTTATTCGGATGTAGTTTATACGCGAATAATTCCTAGTGTGGTAGACTAACAACGTAGCGTCTCTCTCCTTCGCTACGTGTTGTGTATGATTACCCGCCCTGTTGAGTTTTGCTCCGGGGCGGGTTTTCTTTTACCTGCTAGAATAGATAAATGATAATTTTTCCAGACTCTAATCTCCCACCCGAATCGGAGGATTGGGGCGATAAAGTAGAAAAAGAAATAAAAAAGCTTGACAAAAAAGCTTCTGGTGCGGGTGCCGCTGGCGATTCTGGTAGCGCTGGCACACAAGGTCCCGCTGGAGCGCAGGGGCCAGCTGGAGCGCAAGGCGCAACTGGACCTCAAGGTATTCAAGGTGAGCCAGGCGTTAAAGGAGATACTGGTTTACAAGGAATACAGGGAATACCTGGAGTAAAAGGAGATACTGGCTTACAGGGTATTCAGGGAATCCAAGGCATACAGGGAGAAACAGGACTACAGGGAGCGACTGGTCTTAAAGGAGATACGGGAAATACTGGCGCTCAAGGTATTCAGGGTTTAAAAGGAGACACTGGTTTAACTGGCGCAAAGGGTGACACTGGCGATCAGGGCATACAGGGTATCCAAGGTATTCAAGGTGTCAAGGGTGATACTGGTAATACTGGTGCGACTGGTCTAACTGGAAACACTGGTGCAACTGGTAGCCAAGGAGGAAATGGTTTTTCTGCTTATCAGGTTGCAGTTATCGAAGGATTTGTTGGAACAGAAGCGCAGTGGTTAACAAGTTTAATTGGACCGCAAGGACCTACAGGAACTTTTAACGGAACAACGATTAATGGCGGTAGCGCCTAGTTATGATAGAATAGAGTTATAATGGCTAACATTCCAAGCAACCTTTCTTACGGAACCGTCAATGGTAGATTTATCGTTGGCTACGAAGACTCTGTTGATGCTGGTTCTGAGCCTGATGCCGTACCAGCTATGGGTAGCATATTTTTCAGTGCTTCAACAACTTCAATTAAAAACGCTGAGGCCAGTCCAGCCCCAGTAACAATTGTTCCCGCAACCGTCGAGGCAACTCTTGATAGCGAAGGTTATCTGTGTGGGTATGGAACAACTCGAGGAATTGTTTTAATTGCAACCGACGACACTAGCGGTAACCCAGTTAACTGGAACTGGAAGGCTGAGTTTAGATTAACTGACTCGGCTGGAACACCATTAAATCTAAATTCTTTTTATTTTGTATTGCCAAGCAATACCACAGTGGACCTAACCGTAGCATCTCCAGTTTCGGAATCTAACGGACAGACGTTTGTTGTTGGACCTCAGGGGCCTCAAGGTATTCAAGGTATTCAGGGTGTTCAGGGTTCTATATCGAACCTTATTGCACAATCGCCGTTATCCTACAATAACTCAACATCAACAATTAGCTTTAACGACCCAGGTTATGCCACCCTAGCTTCTCCTACTTTCACCGGAACCGTAGCGGGAATAAGTAAGACTATGGTTGGACTTGCAAACGTAGACAACACAACAGACGCTAACAAGCCAGTTTCAAGCGCTACTCAGACCGCTTTGGACTTAAAGGCAAACCTAGCTGGTGGAGCAACTTTTACTGGACTTGTTACAACTAGCAACGGTATTACCAACGCTCAAGCCAAGAACGCCTTAGTTGCTTCTGGTTATAACAGCGCTTCTGGTGCTTTTGCTCAAGCGAGCAGGGTTGTAATGACAGCTGTAGCTTCTGGCTCAACTGCCCCAACAACAAGACCAGACGGTACAGCACTAGCTGCTGGAGATGTCTGGATTTCTTTCTAGGGGGTCGTAAATGCCTACCGTTTCAGCCCCAACCAGTGATGCGAATCAGCGAGCGCGTTTAACCCTAGCTGTTGTAACAACCTCTACGAATCAAGCAGCTAACACAAGCGTAGTATCAGTTACCGCAACAGTAAGCGATAACGCAACTAACTACGGTGGTTTTTCATCCTCAAGCAGCTGGAGCGTTTCGATAAATGGCGGCGCTCCAGCTACTGGAAGCATTGCTTACGATTTCACTGGCAACTCAGGTCGTTCTTACACACTTTACTCAACTTCATTTACCGTAGGTCACAACGGCGCTGGAGTTGGTTCTACTTCTGTGACAGCATCTTGGGCTGGTAATGATGGGCTCACTGGTAGCGCTACTGTTTCCACCACAGAAACAGTTGACTTTAATAGGTCTCCGACTTGGATTGACCAAGCTGTATTTTCCTCTGGTACAGTAGGCGTTGCTTACTCAGACGCAGTTAGCGCGAATAGCGCTAGCAGTTATAGTTTGGT